ATCTGAGCTTGTAAATTCAATATCATTAGGCCAATCATTATAATTTCCTTCAAGAAAAATTCTTCCAGCTTCTTCTAAAATAATCTCTGGAAATTGAACACAAACAGCATCGTCATAAGGGCTACCTGCCCATTGGTCTGTTGTGACACCAGGTTGCTGACCATAAACAGGAACTCTCAAACATTGTTCCCCAATAGCTATCCAATCAACACTATGAGGATAAGAACCACTACCTAATTTTGTTAAATGAGGACGAAATCCTGAACCACCTTGGTCAAATTCATCTTCGTGCCATATACCAGTAGAATCAGGTAATCGTTGCATCACATTATCATATAAACACATAATACGACCGCCTTGAGGAGGAGTAGCTCCAGTTGTCGGCCCAGGTGCGTGACATAATTCTAAAGTAAAAGGAGTTGATGGCGGGTCTTGGTCTACATTAGTTGTTGTCGTATCAATTTTATATTTTAAATCACTTCCTGATGCTGATGGACAATATAACCAAGCATCATAATCGCCATCAGTATTTATCATTCCATTCCAAAATCTTTGAGTAGTACCTGTTCCTAATGTTTGAGATGTAATACGAGTAAGATAACGAAAATAATTTGTTCCATATTCTCCGTCTTTAATACGAATAATATCATAGATAGCATTTCCATTAAAAGTTAAAACAGAACCTACTGTTGATACAATCGGTGCATTAACTTTTTCCCAATCAGTATAAAGAGCTAAAAAAGCTGTTATATTTACTGTATAACCATTAAAATCTTCAAAATAATTCCAAGTCTGGTCTCCTCCCCAATTACCACTAACTATAAAATAAACATCATTATCGTCCCATTCTGTATCATACCCTTTCTCAAGTGTTCCCTGTACGCTCCCTTCATCATTATCATTAATTTCTGCATAAGCACAATTAGCAGTTGCATTTATTACACGCTGTCCAATAAGTTCATCAGCAACCCAGGGGTCACCGCTATCTTCAAGGTCAACAGAATTATCGCCCCCATCGTGCGACCCTGTAATTTTAGCTGTAGGGATAGCTTCCCAATCTAAATAAATATAAAAAATATATTGATTACCACAAGTAAGAGCAGGACATTTAATCCAGTAAACAGTTTCAGAAGTATCAAAATTCTCTGGTTGACCTGCTGCTGATTCAACCCAATAATTTAATTCATTATCATCGTGGTCGGTAAATTCTACTGTTGCTGCATACCAAGCAGTAGTCCCACCAAAAAAACGAGAACCACCTGAACCATTTAAAGTATCTGCGACTAGAGTTGCTGTATCAATAGGAACTCTAACTTGATAACCAGCCGAAGTATTACGATAACTACTTCCAGTGTTTTTATATCCAAACAATCTAACAATAAAAGGAATACGCCAACGATAAGTTTTATTATTAACTGTCCAACCAGTAGAATCATATTCTGCCGTAGGTTTACCCTTAAATATATCAAACTCAATAGGCCAATTTGTTCGTGTTGTCCCATTAGCATCTATCTCTATTTTTTGTCTATTAATATATCCACTAAGTATTCCCATTTTTCCATTTCTCTGCTAAATATTCTCTATTTGCAGAAGTATATTTTTTTCTATTTTCTATTTTAGCCATAGTCACGTTTCCTTGATGAAAAACACGTGTCTTATGAGTACGATATGTTTCGTAACCAGCTTGCCTTACTCTTCGCCAATAATCCCTGTCTTCTCCAAATCCAATTTGAAAATTCTCATCTAATAATCCTATCTTATCCATTAACTCTTTTTTAATCATCCAACAACTTCCAAACTCTGCTCCTTCTCCATACTCATTATAATTTTGTGATAAATCTAATTCCATTTCTAAAGCTTCTTTACCGTTTTTTGTTTGTTTCATTAATGCAGGCATTGCTACACCACATTTAGGAATATGTTCAAATGTTTTTTTCAAAGCCTCAAACCAACCCTCATAAACAAATATATCATTATTAACACAACACACCCATTCACCAGTAGCTAATTTAAACCCTTGATTACATCCCTTCGCAAAGCCAAGATTCTTTGGATTTCTTACAACTATATCTCCATATTTTGTCAATAATTCTAATCCGTGAATACTTCCATTATCTATTAAGATAATCTCATATTCTACTTTTGTAAATTTTTTAATTCTTTCAAAACATTTTTCAGCAAACCATAATTGCTCATCTCCATCTGGAATAATCCTTCCAGGTTTTCCCATGAAATAATTAGGAATAATGATTGATAACATTTTAATTAATTTTAAATTTACCACTAACTGATGACCTGTATCTAAACATAGAAGATAAATCATCTGCAACTGTAATTGTCATATAGTCATTATCATCACCATTTAATGGTGTCGGAAATGGTAATATTGTTCTTAACTTTATCCAAGTATTAACTCCATCACATCCCTGACCAGTTATTTCTCCTCCTGGTGTTTCAATAAAATCTAAAAAACTATTTAATATCCTACTCTCTACTGGACTATCACTTCTAAATGATCTATAGGTAACTCCATTTGTTAATGCAACTCCAAGTAATGTATCATATGGAATATTCGGTGTAGTAACATTTTCTGTCGCACCTGCTACTGTTACAATCCCAGTATATGGAGCAGCTAATATTGTATCAAAAGAATATATATAAAATGTTGTTCCTACTGTTGGTGTTAATGTAAATGTTACTGGTGTTCCTACTTCTTCTATTTGTATTTGGTCAAGATAAAAATTAGGTGCTGCTGCTGTTGATTCTACTTCTACCCTAAAAGCATCAAAAGTAGAACCATCAATTCCCATATCAGCTTTTGGAATAACAAATAATAATTACTTTTCCTGGTGGTAGTCCGTTAAATGTTCCTGGATTGTCTGACATATATTTTATTATTAATCCCCTTTTAAGCCTTTAGTAAATTAATTCTTTTGGTAATTCTTTTATTAACATATTTTTATCAACTTGTTTTTTAAATTCTTTATTGTTTATATAATCATTATTATTTCTCTGATATTTTTGATTCCTTGTAATGTCTTTCATATATCCCCAATGTAATGTCGGTGTATCAGAATTAAATTTTTTATCTCTGGATTCTCCGCAAAACGTTGTTGGACAAGCATAACCACAATATGGTAAATATGTAATATTTGGTTGCCATTTATATATTCTTACATGATGTATTGCTTTATAAATACCATCATTTCTAAAGTGATTTTGATCGCCCCATAAATACATTAATCTAAACCAAAATGTTCTTTTTTCTTTTTCTTCCCAAAACTTTTCTAATTGTTCTAATAAATTCTTAGGATATGTTTCATCAGCATCTGGGAATAATACTATATCTGGTTTTACATCATCTAATAATCGAATAGTATTATCTCTTTGTAATCCTTGATCCCATTTATTATTTTTATTAGCTGTAAAGCGATATCCCTTTAAATTAGAATGTGCCTTAATTGTATTTAAAACTTTATCTGTCGGTTCATTAAGATTAATGTAAAATTCATTTGTATATTTAGATAAATCTTTTAATAATCTTTCTATCCATTCATCCTCATTATGAGCCATAAAACAAGCTACTATCTTCATATTTTTTTAACTAATCCCATTCCAGGAACAAATCCACCACTACCATATTTTCTATATCCATAGTCTAGTGCTATTTTAGGATAAGTAATCTCTGGCCAAAAATCCTTTACTCCTTCTTTTGGATTTGTAATGTCGTGTAAAAAAATAAATCCATTATCTTTAACTAAATTAATATATTTTTCAAAATCCCTTTTTACTCCCTTATAAGAATGATCTCCATCAATTAATAATATGTCATATTTTGGAGAAATTTCTTTTATCTGATTAAATGTTTCATCTAAATGTGAATCAGCTTTTAAATGAATAAGATATTTTTTTAAACTATCGTCAAATCTATTTATTTTATTTTTAACATCTATACTTACCAACTTACCAAAATCATTTTCTTCCATTGCAGATAATATTGATCTTGAACTTTGTGCTTGTCCTGTTCCAATTTCTAAAACAAATTCTGGTTTACTTTCAAGTACCATTTCATAAATTATTAAAACATAAGCTTGCATTGCCCTCCTCATTTTCTTCATTGTTAATATTGTATCGTTCATAATTAATATCTTTTATTAAAATATATAAATGTAGGTTTGTGAATAATATGTATTTTTTTATCACCCTCGCCTTTCATAATTTTTGTTAAAAGTTCAAAATCGAAAGTAATTTTTTTTTCTTTTCTAGATCGAAAATATCCATATTTATCAAATAATTCTTTACGATATAAGAAGCTTCCCAGATCACAACAGTTTGAAAATATTTGGCAAGGTATAATTTTTTTATGTTGTGATTTTTTACCATGTCTTTCCATATCTACTCCTAGTAAAGTAGCTTCTGGTTTTTGTTTATGTGCTTCTATTAATGTTTCTAAATGATTCGATAGCCATAAATTATCATCATCTAAAAAACATACCCACCCACTATTTTCTCTATGCTTTTCCCTTAAATAAGAAAAAGAAAACATTGTTCCTATATTTCTTGCTGGTCCACCATAAAGATTTGTTGTTGCTCCTAAATCTATATAATGTCTTTTTTCACTCTTACATAATTGTGGTAATTCTTTTCTAATTTCTGGAACATTATCATTAACTATTATATGTTGCCATTGTTGATATGTTTGTTTATCAATACAATCAATTATTTTTTTTAATCCATTGAGCCTGGACGCTGCAGTAATAATACTGATAAGATTATTTTCTTGGTTCATTTGTTTCTGGATTAATTTCTGGATATGGTTTTCTTAAATATTCTGTCATTCTCGATTCTGACCAACCCCATAATCTATTATTTTTTCCATATCCTTTATTAGGTATCATATATCCTAAATGATTACACCAAAGATTATTAGCCCAACTACATTTTTTACCAAGCTTATCTCTTATTCTTTTTACAAATTCTAAATCATCCCAATTTCTATCTCCTAAGCCATCAACTTTTATTAAGTCTGATTTTCTTTGTATTCTACAATAAGCTGATAATGCTTTTCTTGCTGGACTTAAATCTCCATCTGTCCAAGAAATATTTGGCACTTTTTGTACCCTACAACCTATACCGCCATGATCAGGATATTTTTCTATTAAATTTATAAGTTGTTCAAAACAATCTGGCTCTAATTTAGGTACTATTACATCGTCTTGCATCATAAAAAATAAATCACTTTCTACTTTTTTTAATCCAAGAGTATATGCCTTACAGATACTTTCTGATTTATCTAATAATATATTTGTATAAATTCTTTCTTCTTCTTGTATCCATTCTCGTGTACCATCGCTAGAATTATTATCAATAACAATCAATCTAAATGGAGTTTTAATTCTTTCAAATAATCCATTTATTGTTTGTTTTAAAAATGGTAATCGATTATATGTAAGTAATAATACATCGTAAGGCATATTATAATTTTTTATAAACAGCTAATATTGATTTTTGGGCATTACCATGTGGAATTTCTGTCATATTTCTAAGCTCTATTCTTTCATATTTTAAAAATCTTTTCATTAAACAATCTAGTGTTTGTTTAGTAAATGCTACTTTATGGCCATCTTCTATAATTGTTTTTGCTCTTTTCTCTCCATCTGGAACAATAATTCCTATAATACCACCTACTTTCAAAACCCTATCCCACTCTTTCAATGTTTTTTTAGTATCTATTAAATGTTCTAAGCAATGAGATGAAACTATATAATCTAATTCTTCTTTATTAAAAACCCATAAATTATCTGCAGAAATTCCAACCATATCTACAGAACCAGTATCATATTGAAATAAATCTATGCCAATAGCTTCTTCACAAATCTTTTTTTGTCCACACCCAATATCTATACCCTTACCTATACAATATTTTTTTAATAAATCTCTTTGTACTTGCTTATTTTTAGAAGAACGATTATTAGAATGTCCAGTATCAATTTTAAATTCATCTCTATCATTTTGTTCTCTTATATCATATGGATGTCTTATTTTAATTGGAATATTAGTTTTTAAATCTATTTCTGGATATGGTTTTTCTTCTCCTTGCTTAACTCTTTCTTTGCTATAAGTTAAATAATTTGAATCACCTTCTTCATATCCTTTATTATCAAACATATAGCCAGTATGATTAGCATATAAATTAGTAGCCATTGCATATTTCTTTTTCATACTCATCATCATTTCAGCATATGCTTGAGATTCCCAATGTTTTAATCTTCCAAATGGTCTATCTTTTGGCATTTCATCTTTACGTTGTATTCTAAATACGGAAGGCATACTTTTAACTGTATCTATAAGTTCTTTTGTTTCGTCTATTTCTAACCTAGCAGTTCTTTGTATCCTCATACAAATTGCTCCATAATCCTCATATTTATTTATTAAATGTACTAGCCTTTCCAACCAACAAGGTCTTAAATCTGGTGGAATTATATCGTCTTGTGTTGTAATAAATACCTTTGATTGAACTCTTTTAAATCCTTCATTCAATGCTGCTGGTTGTCCAATATTATCTGGCAAAAAAATATGTTCCCATATTTTACCAACTTTCTTAACATGTTTTAAATAATGTGCTTCATCTGGATTTGCAGCTTGTGATATAACCCAAACTCTATGTGGATAAAAAGTTCTTTCACTAATTTTATCAATTGTTTCTTTTAAAAAATTAATTCTCTTATAAGCAATTAATAAAATATCTATAGGTTCAACAATCCTCATATTAATAATCTTCTTTTAATAATGGCGCTAATTGATTTTTATAAATACCATCTAAGTTGCAACTCCTTAATATCTTTAAAAATTGTTGATTGCTTTTATTGCTTAATAATTCTTTTTGTATTTGCTTTGCTAATTCTCGATAATTATCATCTGTTCTATATTTATAAGCTGTCTTTAATAAAGAACCAAAATTATATGATAAACAAGTTTTATTATCTTCTCCAAAATCAAAAAAAGCTGGAAAATCTTTATTTAAGACAACCAACTGTTTCGTCATAGAAGCTTCTAATAATACATTAGAACATACTTCCGAAACAGATGGAAAAATAAATAGATTTGAAATTTGCATTAAATCTCTAACAACATCTCTCGGAACTTGTCCTTCTAATTCTTCTGATAAAGTAGATGTAAAAAATATTTCATCTTTATCTAATCCTTCCTTATAGGCAAATTTTAATTTTTCTTGTATTTGTTCTTTTTGTTTTCTTGAATTTGAGTTAGCTATAATTAGCAAAACTTTATTTCCTAATTTTTTAAGTTGAGCAAATATTTTAATAACATGATTTATTCCCTTTGCATTCATTCTTGTTGAACACAATGGATATGTTTGTATTATATCCCTATTAAATAAATCATAATCTTCAGCAATGGTAGATGTAGTAGCATGCCAATCAAGAAATAATCTTGGATCTTTATCATTAAATACTACCCTTACATCATCTGATTCAACTCCAATACTTTTTGCAAATCTTTCTGCATCAGCATAGTTCATATATATATATTTACTATGCGGCATTTTTAATTGTAATTGATGACCGACTCCAGAATGACACCAATGTATCCATTTTACATTTGGTAAATTACACTCCATTATTGCTTTTCTATAAGTGTAATATCCTCGTAAATACATTAAATCATCTTCGATAATCACATCAAAATCTTTTAACTCTTTTTCAAAAATTTTAATTAACTCGTTTTTAATTTCTATATTTTCAACATTGTTTTCTGTTTTAAAATTTGGAAGAATAGCTTTGTGTTCACAATTCATTCCTCTACCAATACACCCTTTTTGTGCAAAGAAAACTACTTCATGGTTATACTTGTTAAGAACTGTTATTCTATCTCTAACATCATTAACTAAAGAATAACTCTCTGGCATATTGCGAAACGCCGTTAATATAGCAATCTTCATTGTTACTTAATTTTATATCGATTTTTTTCTCTTTTTTGTCTTGCTCTTCTTTGCTGTTTAGTTTCTTTAACTGATTCAGGTGTCATCATCTTATTCCTATAAAGTCTAACTTTTCCCTTTAAACAAGCTACCCCAAGTTGTATTAAACTTGCAGCTTTATTATTATCAACAACAATAATTTTATTCTCTTTATACTCTTTATAATCTTCTAAAATTTTAATCTTTTGCATAATTTACACTATAACTGAGCTAGAAAGCCATATATAATCCAATAAGAGGGATTAATTAGATTATATAAAATGCTTTCTAAACTCAGTTGTTAGTTAACTACTAAGGAATCGTAGTTAGTTTTCTAGCTGCCGCAACGTTTACACAGTTACCTGCGATACGTTCAACAACACGAATTGAGGTTTGATCTCTTTCCCATGCATTACCTGCTTCTTGAGATGTTTTGACAGTCATTTTTCTTCTGTCTCCCAACCAATAAGTTTCTTTCCAATCACCGAAATAAATTTCAGATTCTGGAAGATGGTTGTTCTCATAAACAGGATAACCATGAAAAGTAGCTGGTTGACCAGCAGACAATGGTTCTGACCAGTAATATCTGTTATTTGAATCTTTAACTTTCCTTAATTCTGCAATATTAGTATTGTGTACTAACATACTTGCCTTCATTCTATATTTAGAAGGAAGGGTATAAATTAAGTTAATTATATCATCAAAATCAAGATTACCAGCACAAACTACAGCAGCAATACTACAGCTTGTTAAACCAGTTGGCTGTCCAGTACCTGTACCAGCAGTAATTATTCTATCTTCTTCGTCAGCGATTGCTTCAGCGAAGAGAGAAATAACTAATTTGATTACGTCAATTTCTTGACTGTCCTCAACTAATTCATCAGAAGCATAAAGAATAGCTGCCATCTTATACACCGTCAGAGTTGCCTCATTAAAGTGTACAGTTGTGGTGTCTTTAGTTGCATTTTCAGCTGTCCATGAAACCTTCGGTTTACTTTCAACCGTAGGAATTTTCATCACGTCTCTAGTCATTGGAACAACACGAACAAGACTCCTCATCCTATTCTTTTCTTCTATGTCCTTAATAATTTCAGCTCTAAACTCATCCAAGAAAAGATAACCACCATCTGCGGCAGTACCTTCACTTAATGCTTTTAAGACCCTAGTATCATTACGAACAACAGCAGTAAAGAAAGAACAAATCTTCTCTTCTTTTGTCATTTCATCAACTCCTTTTTCAACACCATAAACCAAAATTTTAGCTAACCGCTGATCTTTACTGGCTTTTTTCTCCATTAAAGAATCAACTTTCTCACCAAGTTGTTCAAGTTTTTCTAAACCTAATTTCTCTTTAGTAAGATTGGCTAATTTTTCAGCTTGTTCATTTAATTCTTTTTCTTCTTCTTCTTTTTTGATTTCCTTATTTTCTTTTTCGTCCATATTTATCTTTTTAATAAATATTCAATAGCTTTATCAGCTATCTTTAAAGCCTTGCGTTCTTTCTCTTTGCGCTCAAGCTCTAATTCTCGACTTTGATCCTCGGATTCATCACTCCCTCCTAAGGATTCGTTATCTTGTGGCTCGCTCTGTTCAAGCAAAGCACGCAAGACCGTAAGTGATTCTTCTAATTGTTTAATGGCACCTGTAATTACCTTTTTATTCTTACCAGATAATACTCTGCCTTCTTTAATTTCTGTTTCCATTTCTTTTTCTAAAGCTGGTTCGAAAGAACCATCTTTTGTTTTACAATAACTTTTTACATCGCTAGCTATCCAAATATCTTTATTAAATCTCATAGATTGTAATTCAGATTTATCTTCTTTAATGCCATAGATAAAATCTATACATTTATCATTTTTCTTAGCAGCGCATGTTTCTCTCCTAAACTTATCATACTTATCTGGATCTTCTAATCGACAAGCATGCTCATTTGGAAATGGTTTTCCAGAAATTATTTCATCCATCAATTTCTGAGTTTCTTCTTTATTATCTTTGGGACAACCACAACCATCACCATCACCATCACCTTTTTCAACAACCTCTTTAGCATCTTCTTCTGTTTCGTCTGTTTCAGTTGTTTCTTCTGTTTCTTTAGGAGCTTCTTCTTCTTTATCTTCCTCTCCTTCTTCTATTTCTTCTTTTTCATCTTCTTTCTCTTCTTTTTTATCGTTAGTTTCCTCAGATATTTCTTCTTCGGTTTTTTCTTCTTCTTTTTCTTCAGCTACTTCAATTTCTTCATTCGTTTCTTGTTCTTCCTTCTGTTCTTCTTTAATTTCTTCTTTCTCATCTTCTGTTTCTTGTTCCCCTTCTTCTTTACTATCTTTAATTTCTGCCAATAGTTCCTTTTCTATCTTATTATCTAAAATCTGTTTGATACTCTTCTCTTCAAATCCTAAATTCTTTACTTGTTCCATAACAAGAGCAGAAGCAAGAGCAGGAACATTAACACAAGAAATTTCTAACAATTCTTGTTTAGTATATTTATTCCCATCAGCTTCTTGAGGCATAAAACCTACAGAAAAAGCATTAAGAAATCCATTCTCATACATCTTATTTAATGTATCAGAAAGTGCAGTGATACCATGAAATTTTGGTTCAAATACTAATTTCTTTTTACCTTTTACTTCTTCAAATCTTATATTCTCAGCATTTCCAACAGATGGAATATTATGATCGTGACTCCACAATAATCTAGGATTTGATTTAAAATTCTTCAAATTCCAACCATCAATAGAAATTACTTCACCTGCTCTATCTTCTACTTCTTCCGAAGCTACGGCTAAGAGCTTACCTTTTACTTTTTTAACTAATGCTTTTATTTTCTTCATAAATTTTTATTAATTTTTACTCGACCATTTAATAGTTATACTTTAACTACTGGGATTAAGGTGCATCTACAATTATGAGACACCATACCCTTTACTATATAACTTTCGTCATCTTTAACTGCAAAATTATAAAGTCTTTTTTTCTTTTTAAGTCTCATTTTTTTTATTTCAATAATTGGTAAAGAAATAAAATTATATTCTTCTTTATGATTCATCATAATATTATTTATTTCCCCCAAACATTCTTTATAATTATCTTTATCAAATCTAAGAGTTGTCCATCCCTGATCTAATAATGCATTATCTCTTTCTAAATCTTTTTTCTTATCTTGATGCCAATAAGCCCCATCAAATTCACAATCTAATTTTAATGAAGGTATTCCAATGTCTGCAAATTTCATTTTCTTTTCTGATTTAATAGGATATTCTAATTCTGCATCAATAAATGATTTTTTTATTAAATCATATAATGCTTTTTGTCCTTTAGAAATATATCCTTCTTGTCCTTTCATAATGGCTTTACCCATAATTCTATTAGGATGTTTTTCTGGATTTTCTAGCATTGTCTTATTATATTTCTCTCTTGATAATTTAACTCTTTTATCAGTTTCTTTAGTTAATCCCTTTATCCAAGTTCCATTTTTATGATATTCTGATTGTTTCATTTGATTCGAAATCTTTTTCTTTATTTCAATTGATTTTTGTTCTCCATAAATTTCTTCATACTTTTTACCTGTATTTCGAATTTGTATAGGATGTATCCCTTTATTTATAAGTTCTCTTGTTTTAATATGGGCATTTTTTGTTAAATTATTTAATTTTTCTTTATTCCAGTTATTTTTCCTATCTTCTTTTTTTAATTGTTGTTTTGCTTTTTGACTTCTAATTATATGTTGTTCTTTATTTTTAAATTGTATCTTAGCACTATATTTATTAAAACAACTTTGAGAACAATAATTAACATTTTCATATATTGAAAAATGAGGAAATAATTTACCACATTCTTTACATTTTTTTGCCTTAAATATTAACTTATCATTGTCTTTTAAGTCTTTAACTAATACCCACCCTCTTTCTGTTAAAATAGGATGTTCTGGCGTAAATGAAATAAAGTCTTTTCTAATTTTACCTTTTTGATTTTCCCAACCATAAATAATTTTTATAACTTCTCCTTTATAATTTTGTTTTTTTAGTAATTCAATTACTTGTTTAAATTTACCATTATGAGTTAAAACCAAATCATTAATTTTAATATTTTTGATTGCTTTCCAGCCCTTTGAAGTAAATATTGGAATTTGACCATCTATCAAACATTGTGTATGCAGGGGAGGATATTGAACTGAATCATAATCAAAATTCAATGTTCCACCTTTACTATTTGTAAATGAATCACCTTCATTAAAATACTTATCTCCAACCTTTATTACCTTACCATTCATATCAGCACACCAATTACAAGTACGTTCATCGAAAGAAGTTAACCATTCTTTTTCCTCAACTCCTCTCTGAACATAAGCTTCTTCAGTGGCAAAATTAGAAGCCTTAATGGTTTCTGTTCTTGCAATTGCTAAAGCTCTGCTTGTTTCAGCTATATTAAATACTTCTTTAACTCTTTTTGCTAATCCAACCATTCCTTCTCCAGCAACAATACCTTCTTGAAGTTTTTTTACCAAAGATTCAATTGTTGTTTCATTTACAGACATTGCAAAAAGAATAATCTTTGCTTTTAAATATTCTTGCACTGCTGTTGTTGTCATATCAAATTGCTTAGTAATGCTTTTCTTTCTAAAATGATAAGCAACATCTCCTTCTTTCTTGATAATATCTTCTACAATAGGTGTAAATATTTTAACAAAAATTTTATTTTG